GCTTGTGAACGTGGTATCTGAGCCATGTCTGCTACTGTTTGGTGGAAATCTGCGCTTGAGTCTGTGTTGTATGCATCTATAACATCATAGACTGATGGTAGTTTATATAATGACGCATAGTGTACTACTAATCTTGGTTCTTGTTGTGAGTAATCAAAGACTCCCCACTTACAACCTTCTTCAGGAATAAACAATGATCTAATCTTAGGTCCAAGATCCTTGTTTCTTGCAGGAATTTGCTGAAGGTTAGGGTTCTGATAACTAAATCTTCCAGTTACTGTACCTCCTCCTGCATTTCTTAATTGGTTTATCTCTGCATGTATTCTTCCTTTATGTTCATATCTTAAAATAGAATCAATAAAAGTTGTGTGAGCTTTATTAATCTCTCTTGCTTTAGCAATCATATTAACAACGGGATGTTTATGTTCTTGTAAAAAATTTTTAGTAAATGATGGTGCTTCAGTTTTTTCTGTTCTCGGATACTCTAATCTTAATACATCAAATACATTAGCAATACTTCTTGCTGCCCAGATCTGTGTATCAATATTAGTTTCACCTTTTATCTTATGTAATAAATCTTGTTCGGCTGTTTTAAATTCTTTCTTCATTGCATGAGCTTTTTCAATATCAACTCTTACACCTTTAAATCTCATGTCAACTAGGCACGGAAACAAGTCAGACTCTAAGTCAAATATGTCCTCTAAATCCTGACTAATAATCTCTTTCTTCATCTCTTGCCATAAACCAAGGGTTACTTCAGCATCTCTTTCCGCATAAGACCCAACATGCATAGCAGGAAGTTTGTACATCTCAGCTTTAGGATCGATACCCCATTCAGACGCAGCTTCTGCCAGTGCTGCTTCGTTCTTACCATAACCCAGGTAATGCCAGGATAAACTATTAAGATCATAACGAAATCTGTTTTCGTCTGTAATTGCTGATGCAATCATAGTACATGCTATATCGCCGTTAATCTTAAAGCCCATCGCTCGTAACCAACAAACATCGTAAATAGCATTATGAAAAACTTTTGTAGAGGGTGCTTCTAATATATCTTTTAACCAGGATAGAACTCGTGACCTATCCATGTTACCACCACCTTCATGAGCAATTGGAAAATATCCTTTGTAATATTTTGTTGCAACGGCAATACCAATTACTTCTCCATTACCAATAACAGAACCAGATCCTTTTTTAATTAAGTCTGGGTCCTTTGTTTCTAAGTCTATTGCAATTTCATCTACATTACGTAAGTCAGGAAATTCTGTAGGTTTAACCCATTCTGTTTGTGCTTCAAATTTAGGAATCTTCATTTACGATCCCCCATGAATTTTGTTTTGGCTCTTCTTTTTGATTTGGATAATCCCTTTCAAGTATCATTTCTAAAAAGTGTATGGCCTTCAATATATCTTCCCTTTTTCCTTTCAACCTGTGACGGCAGATGTATTTTATAGCACATCCTTCCGGGAAGAGCAACTCATTCTCAACCACAAATTTACTGGGCTGAATTTTAAAATTCTGATAATGTGATCCGCCGTGTTGTTTATCCCAAACTTTTGATGTCATCTTTTTTACACTCCTTAATTAAACTTTGAATATATTTTTCATGTCTTTTTGCTTTAACTTCTGGTCTCTGATAGTATGCTTTGTCCCACGCTCTACCTTTTTCACTTTTTCTCCATTTTTTTCTTGCTCTTTTGCGAGCTTCTTCTGACCAAGGGTTTTTCATATTTTTTTATCCCAAACTTTCAATGTCATATCCTCTGTCCTCCCTTTTAGCTGTCATTATATATAAATTTTGTTTTGTACGTGTAACACCTACATACCAAACCCTTTGTTCTTCATCATGCTTGTCGTCGCTTTTTTCTACTGCTTCTCTAATTGTTTTTGTATTATCTAAAATTAATAAAACATTTGTAGCTTGCCCACCTTTTGCAGAATGAATTGTAGACAACTGTACTCTCGCATCTTTGTTTAATTCTTCTCCCTGTCTTAACATTTCTCTTATGTATAAACATTCATCTGGATTTGCTTTAAATACATCATACCATCTTTGAGTATTACTAAATCCAAATTCTGTAAGATCATATAATCTTTCTTCGTTAACTGTATAATAAGATTGAGTGCATTCAAAAATATCTTTTAATTCACTTAAAGATAATTTATCCCCTTTATTTTGCCATCTTGTGTAGTTTAGAATGCTTCTAAACAATGAAGAAGTAAAACTTTTACGACCTTTATATTGAAAATAAATACCCATATCTTTTAAAAGTGGTTTAAGTTTTTCTAACCTATCATTGGTTCGTGCAAGTACTAACCAGTCACCTTTGTCTAAAGGTGCATCTTCAATTGATGTAATATGGTCCACCATTCCTTCTTCGTCTCGTGCTTTCCAATTTTTTTTAACTCTTCTGTCATCTGGAATTCGGTCTAGAATTTTATCAGCTATGATTTGTACACTCCTAGGAACCCTGTGAGATTGTGGCAAAATAATGTCTTTTTTAGATTGTGTGGCTATAAATTTAAGTACATCTGCACCGGCCCAGCCATAAATAGCTTGATCATCATCCCCGGCTAGTATAACATATTTAGAATTTTTCCGCAGAATATCTACCATTTTCCACTGTATTGGAGATAAATCTTGTGCCTCATCAACAAAAACTACATCATATTTCGGACACAATTTAGCCACATTAAATTTTTCAATCATGTCTGTAAAATCGTAAAGCTTAAAGGATTCTTTATAGTTATTTAGTTCTCCCTCTAAAATATGTAATAAATTTTTTTCTAATTCATAAGAATACATTCCAGTGTTGTATTCATTTTCAATTGATATTTCTTTAATTCTGGCTGCGTTTATTAGATTAAAATATTCACTATTTGAGTCTACAAATCCTGTATTTTCTTGACCATTAGAATAAACTGTAACTTCAATACCTACTTTTCTACCAATGTCTTCGTAATGTTCGTCCTGCATAACCTGAGCTTTCTTCATACCCAATCTATTAAAAGCAAGAGAGTGAAGAGTTCTAAAGTATTTTAAATCTTTTTTTTGAAAAGCGGTGTGGTAATCCAACATTCTATTTATAGCTTCGTTTGCTGCCTTGGTGGTAAATGCAAAATATCCTATCTTATCTATAGGTGTACCAAGTTTAAGAAATGTTTGTACATACTGTAAAAGTTTTGTTGTTTTCCCTGTTCCCGGAGGCCCGTATATTTTTCTACTAATCACATTATCTCCGTCTTATGTTTTATTTTTGTATGATATATTGGTACCTCTTCAAATGATTTTACATTTATTTGTACCACGTTCTTGGTAGAAGAATTATATTTACCAGATTCTTTAGATGGAAATCTTTTTTGGTCTAGGAATTGTATTTCACATTCCCTGTATGTAGTCTCCATTATTCGTCCTGTTTTTTCTTCTTTATATTTCCAATCTTTAGCTCTTAATCTGTCATAAAACTTTTCAAATTTAAAAAATGCATACTCACCTTCTATTAATACTGAGCCACTTTTAAATGCTGCATCAGTAGATGCTTTAGGTCCATTTATTTTTGCATGTAAAACATCATGTAATTTTTCTTTAGGTGAAGTCCCTATAGGTGGTTGTACTGCTTTCTGTGTTTTATATAATTCATCCATTACTGTTTGTTCTTCTTCACCTTTAATAAGCGGTGGTAAAAATCCTGCTGCTTTTGCTATTGCATTTCTACGTTTACGTTGATCGTTTAAATGTTCAATTGATTTACAATGTACTGTTGCTGTTGCGATACCATCTGGTTTAGTGACATCAAATTCGTATTCAGGTTCTTCAAAAATTTCTATCTTTCTTAGGTTAGTCAGTATCGGATATGATCCCTTTGATCCAGCCAGTACCCCAAATCTTTTCTTAACACATATACCTTTCTTACAAAAGTCAGCTAGTGGACTTTGAGTACAGGTATATCCTTTGTCAGATCTTTTCCACGATTTTAATTTAGCACTTAATATTTTATCGTCCCATGCATTTGCATGTCGTTCTTCAAAAAATTTAACAGGAGCATTCTTAACTTTCTGTTCCCAGCCATCAGGGTATTTCATTTTAGCAAAGACGTGATAATTGTACATAAATCTATCTTTACCATCAAAACCTTCTTTATTAGATACCTTAGATATATCTGCTAGACATGGTGGACCATCTATTAAATCTCCATCCACTCCTTGGTATATTTTTTGGTCTATGTTTTCTGTAATTTTTGTTAGGTCTTCTTTAGAAACTAAATTAGTTTCCACTACTTTTAAAAATTTTTCAATATCAAATGGTGTTCCATCTACATTTAATGCTCTTCTTTTACCACCATAATAGGGAAGATTTATAAATTGTCCTGGTTTTAAGTTCCCTGTTTCCTCGTCCGTAGTTAGTTCGGTTTGTTTAGGAAAAACTTCACAGTCTGGTTTTAATTTAAATAATGGCAATAGATTAATTAAAAAAGATTTAACTGCTTTTGCTTCTGTAAAGTGGTCCATGAATAAACATAAATGTAATCCACCACTTTTAGATTCAATAGGTATTAGAGGTAATTGATAATTTTGTATTACATCTATAAAAAATTTTTTATTAAAGTCATCATAGTCTTTAGGGTCAACATCTATAACCCCAAATCTCACTTCTTTATTCTCATTACAAGGTTGAATACCAATTGATAAACTACCTTTTATATGAGCTTCGTAAACCTTTTCAGTTAAAGGTTCGTAATTCCATCTGTATACTGGCTTTTTCTTTCCGCTTTCTGGGTCTACAAATGCCTTCGGATCATCGAAGTCAGCTAGACCATACGCCGCCCTATAGCCATCAAAATATTTTATATATCTATTATCCATAACTTTAGTTTGTGCGGGCCTTTCAGTCTCCCTCCAGGCCCACATTGTGCACTC